GCTGGTGTCACTGAAACATTTGGCGCCAAGTCATCAGCATCAAGCATCACAGGTGGTGAGTTGCTTTTGAAGTTCAGACTAGTTGAATTGAGATTGGTCGACGGCTCAGGAGCTGACACAACACAACCACTCGTCCAAGTAGGAATGTTGAGAGCAGCTCCAGTGTGCATAACCTGATCACGCATCGGGCCAAACAAAGTCAGGTAATCACTGGACTCGAAAGCCCGTGTGGTCCTGACAATGCAATACCGGCCTACAGCTCGGGGGAGAGGCAAATGAGCTGGGGCAAATGCGTTTAAATAATCGCAATGCCTGCCTCTCTTCCTCACTGTCATTGGATACCGAGATGGAACCATCTGTCCGTTCGTCAATTGTCCTTGGGGTCTCTGGTTATTAGAAGGAGCATTACGGTTGACCGACCGCTTGCTCCGTCGATTCTTCCTACCTGTGCGAAGCACCATGGTAGTAGGACAACTGGACAAGTTACCCTAAACTCAAGACTGAATTACGCTCCCATATAATTCTGAGGGGAACCAAGCTCCTCGGCAACGATGATCCAAAAGAGGACCGAGGTGGGCATTGCTTATTTCCTCCTCAATCTTGAGCTGAAGCGAGGGTGCGATGTCAAAAGCGATGGCGAAGCTAGTACGAGTCACGTCAGCAACTCCAGTCGGTACATGCCCTGAACTGAATCTGGGCTTGTAACCGAAGCGAACTAATCCGGAGTCTGAGAAAAGTTTGCTTCTGGAGATGTTGCTGTCTCGACCTACCTCAACCATACGTGCATAAGAGCTACAAAACACAGGAATGTCAGCATAAACAGACAATCCGCACTTGCCAACTGCGCGGATCCAAGCTGAATGGCCATCCTCCGTGGTCTCTGCTAGGCACATTGAATCCTTGGCACAGGCCACGAGGGGTTCCCTCACCATGACCCACCCATTGGGTGTGTACACTGGTGAACACTGACAAAACCTAATATGTTCCATGCGACGCGCAACTCCATCTGGGCACTGGGGAGTGGTCTCCAATTCCATTTCAAATCCGAGATCTAAAAACCACTCCTGATACTTATCCAGCACTCTCTTGACGTCACTGGCCCGGACAAACAAGCCACAGTCATCACCGTTGTTAATGAGATCAAACCATGACAAGCCGAGTTCAGTGCAAAACC